TTCTCCGGCTTTACCGAATTGAGTCACCGTAGCTTGAGACTTATAGAGCGCAGGAGCTCCCGAGCCAAGCTTGTTGATGTTGCCTTCGTAGGCGTTGATCGAGTTGTTCCACTGTTCCATCGCGTTGCGGATGAGGAAGTCTTCGTCGTTCATGACTGTGACCGTCCACGGCGCGAAGGTGCGGTCTCCGGCCACGTAGATCTTGCGGCCGAAGTATGGAACTGCGATGTTGCCTATGGTTGAGGCCGGAATCTCCGCCCTCACCGTGAGGAATGGAACCTTGAGGTCGGCGATGGCCGAGACTGGGTTCGTGATGGTGACTTGAAAGAGTGCTGGGCGAGCGCCACCGAGAGTAAGTTGAGCCCTAATGTCGTTGATTGAAAATGCCATCTTTAGCTCCTATTATACCCTACCGACGATCTCATCGAACTGAACTCCGGTTCGCACCGCGACGAAGTTAAGCTGGATGAAGTTGATCGAACGCGCCGGCTTGATGTAGATGTCGCCCCAGAACTCGTTGCGATCGATGCGCTCAGGTGTGTTGTTGGTCTCGTCACACACGACTCGGAAGTCGTAGATGCCGCGACGGCCCTTAATGTCCCTGAGGTAAGGCTCGACGAGGTTGCGGAACGTCGCCCTAGTGAACTCATCGTTGAATTCAAAGAGGGTGAACTTCGCGGAGGTCGAGATCGCCTTCTCGAGGACGATGAAGAGGCGGCGAACGTTGATCCTATCGAAAGCCGAAGGCTTACCGAGAAGGGTCTTATCACCGTAGAGAACAGTTCCTTCACCAGGAAAGTTGACGACTGGGTTGATGTCAGCTTTATAGATGACGTCCCTGTCGGTTTTGTCTGGGTTGAAGGCGAGCTTCACAACGTTCTTGATCTGACCGCGGTTGAAGCCTGCGGGTGAGAACCAAGGATCCCTCGTGTTGTCGGTGCGAACGATCGTTCCAGCGACGTCGCCGTTCAAAGGAACCCAGCGATACGTATCGTTGTACTTGTCGTACATGTACTTGTATCCTGAATCCATGACGGCGTATGAGCTGTTGTGGACCGCGTTGCGGAAGGTCACCAATGAATCAGCTGGGCTGTGGGACGAAGTCGCGACAACGAGGCTCTTAGGAGGAGACACGAGAACGATGCAGTCCTTGCGAACTTCAGCGATGTTGTCGATGATCCAGTTTGCGAGACCCTCACCGAGCGCACCATACTGATTCTTTCCTGTAAGGATGAGCGAGACGTCGACCTGTTCGGTCTTGGCGAACTTGGAATACGCGTCCGTCAGGTTTGCCAGAGTCTGAGTCGTCTCAGTCACGCCGTCGTACCCGCTGCGGAACGACTGGGTGTAGGGACCAACCGTGATCGCCGTCATGTTGGAAGCGGTGTTTGAAGTCACGCCGGCCCTTGCGTTGGCGAACCAGACGTACTGCGACTGCTGGTTGATAACGGTCTGATAGAAGTTCGTCGCGCCGTCTTCGGTCTTTGCATCCGAAGCGCGTGAGAGACCTTTCCAGATCTCAAGAACTTGACCAGCCGTGCCGGTGAAGACGCCGTCTTCGTCGACAACCGCGACATGGAGCTCGTCGCCGGCGCCGCCGAGCGATGAAGTGTACCTCGAGGTGCCAGGTGCGGCATCGACGAAGTTGAAGAACTCCCAGTAACGGGTAACGGAGTTTGAGCTAACGTTCTGCGACAAGTTATAGGTGGTCGAAAGCGAGATGTTTGCCTGAGCCGTGTAGACCGTCGAGTTCGCAGTCACCGAAGGTGCACCGATCGAGGTGATCTTGATGTTCTGAGTGCCGAGTGTTGAGTTACCAGCTACCACGTAGTCGCCAACGTTAAGTAGGTTGACGATTGTGTTGGCCATCGTGTTGGCGTTGGTGTTCGAAGTGGCTGAAGTCACGACGATTTGAAGGGTGTTGCTGTTAATCGTAAAGCTAAAGGCCGGAACGCTGTCCGAGTTACCGGTCAAGGTGGCCGAGTAGGCGTTCGTCGATTCACAGGTCGAGATCTTCAAGCTGTTGCCTTGGTAGCCGGCGTACTTACCGATCCAGTATGCGTTTGCATCAAAAGTTCCAACTTGGTTATCGTATGATTCGCTGTTCCTTACGCTCGTGTTGGCGAAAGAGACTGAGCTGTTGACCGCCGCCACTGAGTTGTAGGCATTAGATGCATTAGAGCGAACGACGTAGAGCTGATTGCCGTAGGCCAAGAAGCTTGAGGCTGTGAAGAAAGTTTCGTAGTTGTTTGCGGTTGGGCGTCCGAAAGTTGCGACGAGTTCATCTTCGCTAGAGATCAAAACTCTCTCGTTAACCGGTCCCCACCTGAAGACGCCCGCGATCGCACCCTGAGTGGTTGACACCGCAGGGACGATGGTGGTAAGATCGACTTCAGAGACGTTGACGCCAGGACTTACTTGAAATGGCATGATTTTCTCCTTTGATCATAAAATTAGAGCAATAAATCGTATTCTTATTTATAAAAAGGCTAGTTTAGAAGCAGGCGGTCGAACTCGTCGCCTGAGACCGTCATCACGTCTTCTTCAGGCATACCGTCGTCTTGGAATCCGAAGGGAGACATGTTCTCCTCGATCTGCCTCTCGTTCTCCTCTAGGATCCTCTGTCGAACGTCGGTGTCCGACAATTCCTTGAAGTACTCTTGACTAACCATCCATGAGAACAGGACCAAGCACATGACCAAGTCGTCGTGATGGCCTTCTTCGGCGTTGAACGACGACTTATCCGCGACGTAGGTCGAGAGCTGCTGGATGACTTCAAAGTCGTTGAGCTTTATCTTATTCGACTCGACCAGAGACTTGAGGTTGGAGCAGCCTATCCTCTTCGTGACCTTCGTGGTCTTGACGCCGAGTCGACTTTGGCTTCCGCCCGAACCAAGCATGACTCCCTTTCGACCGCTGGTCTTAGTCGTGACCACGTTCTCGTACTCAAGGTCCTGGTGAAGGATGTTGACGACCTGCGACCCTATGTTCGTCTCAACGAGGACCCAAGCGCTGTTGTAGTACTTGGCCACGTTCATGATTAGGGTAGGAAACAGGAGCTCCGATATGCTGCTGTTCTTATAGGTCGCGACCACCTCGTACGGCACTGTCGTCGCGTCTATCACGGTGAAGGCCGAGCTGTCCTGACCGAGACCCTCGGCCAAGTCGACCGTCATGAAGTATTGGTGACCCTTCTTAGGCTCGGCGAAGACGTTGACTCCCTGCGCGTTCGTCTGCGGCGGGAAGAACACGAGCTTCGACAAGACCGACGGGTGGATGAGGGTGTTCGACGACCCAAGGAACTCACACTCGAACTCCTGCCTGAATTGATCGACCGAGGTGTTCTTGATCATCAGATCTTTCCAAGCCTCGTCGCGTCCCGGAACGTCCGACCAATGTACGTCGACTCGGGCGTAGGTGTTGCGATCCTGCTCGGAGTCGATCCAGATCTTATAGAAGAGGTCCATACCGTTCGGCGTTGAAGTTATGATGAGTTTAGTCGTTTGACCAGAAGATATCGTCGGGAAGACCGAGGCGAAGAACTGGTCTTGAATGTTGCGCGGAACGAAGGCGAACTCGTCTAGGTAGATGAGGTTGTAGGACTGACCGCGGATCGCGCTCGATGAGGTCGACGAGGCGAGGATCTTCGACCCGTTCTCAAGCTCGATGCTTCCCTTGTTCCACTCGACTATCCCCTGCTGCATCCACTTCGGAAGCCACTCGTAGGCCAGTTGAACCCTAGCCAAGATCTCACGGGCCTGCCTCTCCTTGTTAGCGAGGACGGCGACGTTGTAGTTCTCGTTGAAGAGAACTTTGTGAAGGAGGTAGCCTACGACGCCCGTGGTCTTACCGACCTGACGAGGCATCTTACAGATCGTGTACCTGTTCGCATCGAAGACGTCGAACATCTTGACTTGGTACTTGTACGGTGCGAAGTCTATGAGGCCTCGGTCGACGTTGACGATCTTAACGTACTTCTGACAAAAGTACTCCACGTCTCTCGAACATTTCAGGTACTCCTGCACCTGATCCGCGGTGAACGGTATCTTTACGTCGCGGCTCTTTAGGTTCTTATTACCTAAGTAGATCTCACTCATTGCTCTTTATCATCTTCAAGAGGTCTGCCGACGTCAGGTAGAGGTTGTTGTTCACGGTCTTTGGACCCTCGTCCTTGACGTCTTCGAGCTGCTTCTGCTTCTTCGCGAGCTCGAGTAGGTCTTTGTTCGCGTCGACCATCGTCTTCAATAAGTTCGTCACGACCTCGAAAGCCCTAGGCGACTCAGACTGCTTCGCGACGTCTATGATGTCCTCAAGTGCGTGTGAACCCTTGTTGATGAGGTCGTATAGGTTGCTGCGCGCGAATTCGTAGTCGTCGGTCGCGATCTTAGGTGTCAGGTCGGTTATCCTCGACTTACTCGGCATGTCGGGTAGGTTGAGCGACTGCCCTATTATATCTTTCTTATCAGCCACTTGGGAAGTCCGTGTTTGTGATCACATAGTCAAAGTTGTCGGTCTCATCTATCGACGTGTATGGAATGGTGTCCGCGAGAATCGTCGTCGGGTTTCCGTTTGCGTCTAGTCCCGGCTGGGTGACGACCCTGTTGAGGGCGAGGTTCGCCGTCATGGGAGCGAATGAGTTGACAGTCGCGACCTTGATCTGCTTCGCCTTCGTCACCGGACCGTAGAGGTACGCCTTCATGGTGAAGTTGATCGTCCAGATCAAAGCGCGCCGCTGGGTGAAGTCAGTCGCGTACGTATCCTCGATGTCGATCGAACCGATGACGATCGGGATGTCCGTGGTGTTCTCAAAGTCAGCCAGAAGCTGAGCCGATATGGTCCACTCAGGGGTGAAGTAAGGGAGGATCTGCTCGACTATCCTAGTCGCGTCCTCGGTCTGCTTCGTCATGATGGACATGGTGAAGTCGATGTCGTATGGAACGGGTGAGTACACCTTCTTGAGGACGCTGTTGCCCGATACGTTTTGGTTGGTATACAGCGGGATCGTGGTCTGAAGCTTCCTGTCGCTGGCGTACCTTATGCCGCTGATCTCGAAGCCGATCCTTGGAAGTATGGCCGCAGTCTGAACTATGCCGGTCGGGTTGGCTTCGACGCGGGCGAGGAACTTCTCCCTCGGTCCGTAGGCGATGGGAACCTTGAAGCTCGTCACCACGTTTCCGTTTGCGTCGAGCCTCTCGATCTTGATGTTGTTGAACAGCGTGCCGAATATGACCACGTATTTGCGAAGAAGCGAGTGATAGAATGGGACTGAGAGCATTAGCTTCTATAGCCTCCAGCCTTTTCACTGAACGGATCGAACTCGGTGAAGTCGATGAAGTCTTGACCTTCAGTCTCATAGACGTCGTTCTCAGCTTGCACGTCGATGGCTTCGATGTCGAAGCTCTCAAGGATGATCCTCTCGCCGGATTCAGTGACGAGAACGTTTCCGTTCTCAGCGAGAAGCTCGTATCCATCAGACTTAAGTGAAAGGGCGTTGTATACGCCGTCGATCTCGGTGATGCCGGTGTTGAAAGTCTCGCTGCTAGCTTCATAGAGCTCGCAGGTCAAGTCGTAGGTCTGAAGGGCACCGAGCTGATAGAATATAGGCTTGACGTCCGCGTTCTTAATCTGAAACACCGATCGCGTCAATGGAAACCAGATGAGGTCTCCTTCCTTCGGACGAACGTCTGCCGTGTAGTTTCCGACTTCTGCCTTGAAAGTCCTCTGAGCGATCGTGAATACGATCTGATCCCTCACCTGCAGGCCGAACTTCGATAAGAACTCACCGTCGCCGGTAAAGCCGTCGACGTTCCTTATGTAAGCCTCGATCAAGTAGGATGAGTTGTATGAGTATGAACCCTCCCTGAAGACGTCGTCGCGGTTGCTCGTGGTCCTAGGGATGTAGTATACGTCGATGCCGTAGATCCTGATCGACTCAATGATCAAGTCCTCGATGAGGTTCTGCTCAGCGGTGGAGTTGAAGTTGTTGAAGAAGACGGAGGTTGCCATCAATCATCCGATCATATCGTATGCGGGCAACGAGTAGGACACCGCCATCTCGTTCTCAAGCTTCTCAATCTCAGCTTCGGCGTCGTTGTATATCTTCTCACCGTTGAAGGTGACCCCTCCCGGAAGCTGAAGACCGTTGAACTTCGTCAAGTTGGTGCCCCACTGCTTCTTGATGAGTTGCGTCGCGTACCTCTGAAGCCAGCGATCGTTCCATACGTCCGTGAACTTGGTCGGGTCGACGATCTGATAAGCCTCGATGACCAAGTACTGACCGGCCTCAACCTTGTTCCAGTTGACGTCGATGTACAAGCGATTCGTGTTCCTGTTGTAGCGGATCGGCTGCTTACCGACGAGAAGCTGCTCAAGGAGCTGGATGTGTTGAAAAGCCATGTAGTAGGGAACCATCGACTGGTAGGTTAATGTGTACAGGTCGTTCAACGCGATCTGGTAGCGTATGTTGAAGATGTTGTTGGTAGCGATGTAATCGCCGATGTCGAAGATGTTGACGACACCTATGATGTTCTGTGGGATGGTGATGTATCCACCCTTGAAAGCTTGTACGCTCGCGCCCGATCCGCCGCTGGTCGTGATGGATACGTTTGGATCGAGCCTATAGTTCGATCCCCTCGCGGTGACGTTGATCGATTGAATCGTGCCGTTCGCGTAGGTCGTGAGCGTCGCAGTTGCCCCCGTGCCTGTCGTGTCGCCGGTCGCCGCGGTGATCGTGACAGTGTCCGT